GTCCGGATACGATACCCCTATCTAATAAGAGTTTATTAGCTTTCCTTTCAACTATTGCAGGAACTCCATCACGGTTCCAGTTGCTAACCGCTTGAGCTGTACATTTAAGCTCTGCAGCCAGTTGCTTATTATCCGTAACGCCAAATTTTATTTTTAATTCCTGTACAGATATCATAAAATTTGTCCTCCTACATATTTTCTGTTGACACTACAGATAATTTGTATTATTCCTGTACTCGCGTTACGACTATATCACATTATATGAAAAAGTAAAAAAAATGACTAATAAAAAACTATTTACCGCAACTGAAGCCGCAAAAGAATTAAACGTCAGTAAGCTTACTTTTGTTCGGTGGCTGAAAGATGGCCGGATCCCGGCGTTTAAGATCGGGTTTGGCACCCGAAAAGACTGGCGCATTGAAGCGGATGTAATTGATGGGATAAAGAAAATGAATATGAACGGATTTAAGCATGACGCTCGATAACGAAGATATCCAGGCGATTGCCACTGAAGTGGTCCGGCAGATGCGGCGACTTGATCAGATCCATGTTGACCAGCGTTACGAGGCGAGTTTGCCGTTGTCGGAGCAGAAGCGGCTTTCACGAATCAGGATGGCACAGTGTAAGGCAGAAATGAAAATGAGGAGGGCAGCATGAAACCAACTGAAGAGCTTATTTTTGAATCGGCTATGGGTCTTGTGACTGCCGCTCGTAAAAACCCTGACCAGATATCTCTGTATCATGCTCAGTTGTTAGGGATGCGAACGGTTGTTTTTTTCGTTTTCGGTGAGGGGGATTTATACCGAGATATGAACGAGCTGCTTGTCGAGATGAACACTCCGGTTGATAGGGGTTGATATGCCTACCGACCCCTGCCGAGGCTGCAAGTTTTTGGGTAATTGCTCGACTCAGGGCCTGATGAATAAGCTGGCTATGTGGGAGTGGTTGGAAGGGCGCGGTTTTGTGTGTGCTGATTATGATGCGGAGTTTTATCACGGTATTGAGGGGGTTTCGGTATGAATTCTATTTTTGGTCGTGATCTGAAAAATATTGATCCGGAATGGCCGTTGTATCTGATTGTCGAGACGGTTGGTACTCTTGGCATTGTGCTGGCGGCTCTGGTTGCGATGGTGCTGGCATGAGTCGTTATGTCAGTCCGGGGGATGATAATGGTCTGGGGCCGCTTCCGGCGCTGGTGTTGCTCTGTATCGGCATGGTGATCGGCATGGTGGTTATAACGCTGGCGCGGTGGTTTGATCGCCCAGCCCCGGTGATGTCGGTTAATGGGATCGAGTGCCGCATTTGTCATGCGCCGGTGTTGAATACCTATAGCAAGTATCGGGCGTATCATCAAAAAAAACGTACCCCCGTCGTTCATGTTGCGTCGGGCCTGCCTGCAGGGGTTCTCCCTCCTAGCCCCTGCAGGGCTTTTTGATGAGCGCTTTGAAATTGTTTTGTGAGAATCAGCATGAGTGGTTCGGCGAATGCCTCCCGGCTGTCTGTCCGGTTTGTCATCTGCCTGCAATTGGAGCGAGGTTATGAGCGCCATAGAAGAGTTTTTGAAGAAGCAGCAGTTGTTTCGGTGTGATCGGTTGGATGCTTCTATTACAAAGCGGCAGTGTCAGGCGAACCGGACGCGGCCCGATAATCAGGCAAAAGATATCCCGGAGATTCATTCCTGCAAGAAGTGCCCTGGGTTGGGGGCGGAAGTAAAGATCATGGTGGAGGATGGTATGGGTAAGCCACGGTTGTGTAAGAATACTGATTGCAACAAACAGGCGCAGAAGGATGGGTTATGTAAGGCGCATTTGAATGGTACCGCTCCGCGCGCTTCGCATGGGAATAAGGCGCTGACTGCGGCACGGCCTACCCCTGCGTGGGCTGGCCATGCGATTGATCCCCGCGAAACTTTCGAGTGCCCGCATTGTCAGTGTGCGCTGTCATCCGCCGAGGTTGAGGGTGTTGAGTGCCCCGCGTGCGGGAAGTTGCTGCATAGTCATGTAGATAAGGCCGGGGATGTGTTTACTCCGCCGGGTGAGGTTATTGATGAGTCTGGCTGGGCGCAACCGGTGCTGGTGACTGTGCCTGAAAGTTTTGGGCTGGTGGTTAACGCAGAGGGTAAGCAGGCTGCATCCGGGACTGATCCGGTTGTTGTGCTGGCATTGCGTGAAGCATGGCACGCCAAAGAGGCTGAGTGGCTGGCTGATCTGTCAGGGTTGAAGCCTGGGCAGACGATTGCATGGGCGGTGTCTATGGTCGCGGCTGTTGAAGGGCTGGGGTATTGATATGATTACTATCCATTTCGACGGTATGAAAGAGGCGCTTGCTTTGTTTGATCAGATAAAAAAAGAAAGAATTCCGACTGCTATGAGAAACAGTATGAATGACACCGCTTTCGGGTTGAAAGACCATCTTCAAGGGCTTATCAAAAAGACCTTCCCATCAGCTAATCCATCCACAGTTAAGAATATATTTGTCAAGAAAGCAACTTACCAGAATATGCAGGCCGTTATATGGTTTGACCAACTCTACAGACGGGGGATGGATGAGTATATGTTGCCCCTGATCGAGGGTGGTGGCCGTACCATGAAGCCAGCGGAACGCCGCCTTGGTCAGTATTATGTTCCGGGTATAGGAGCAAAATTGAACAAGTATGGCAATATGTCTGGTGGCCAAGTGACACAGATATTGTCCAGGCTTGGTAAGTTTGGGGATGTTTCCGGGTACGATATGAACCAGACGGCGGCATCAAAGCGACGACTTGGCGCTATGCAGAAACGAACAGGTAAGAAGTCAACAGAGTATTTTGTTATCACTCATAAGACAGGCGGCCTTGCTCCTGGCATTTACAAGCGCACAGCTACCGGCGGCAGTGTTGGCCGTGATACAGCAAAGAAACTCGGCGCGGGCAGTTTTCAACGAGGCCGGGAGCGTGGCGGATTCTTTTCTGTAGTTCGTGGTCGTGGCGTTCAACCTGTTATGTTGTTTGTGAAGCAGCCGAAATACCGCCCGACACTACCATTCTTCACGTCAGGCCAGAGTTATATCAACGACAATCTCCCGAAGTTTGCTGCCAAAGAAATTAAGTACCAACTGTCACAAGGCCGCGGATTATGAAATCCCCCATGCCCCCCTGTTTATCAACCGGCACGCCAGTCATGAATCATGCCGATATCGACAGTATGGTGATAATGCCACATCATGGGTCCTCCCGGCACCCTAAGTATTGCGGGTAATTGCACCCCCGTTTTCTGGCTACGAATGATTTTTTTTTGAATTGCAATTTTTCCGATGGTATCAAAGTGAGGGTTATCAATGAGTTACGCTGAACCGCCCATATATTCCCCCGACACCATGGCCGCTGAGATCGTGCGGCGCTTTGATCATGAACTGCTTGATGAATCGGCGTGTCGGTTGATGATTGCCAAAATATTGAAACCTTCCCCTATTTGCCCAAACCATGAATGCCGTGTTTCCCTCACCGATTCTGAGCGTGACCGGCTCTATGCCGGAAAAACCCTGATTTGCACCGGTTGCGGCGTAAAACATAGCCTTCGCAGCGGTACCAATATCAACGGAGTCCACTGTGATTACCGGGATATCGTGCTAGTGACGGTGATGCGTTATTGGCGCGTTCCGGTTGATGCTATCGCTACCGCTACTCACATAAGCTCCGCCACGGTGCGGCGCCTGGTCGAGCGTTTTCAATTCACGGGGTCACTGTGAGTTTATTCGACAGTATTCCTATAGAGGCACCTGTGCCGGTATCATCTCGGACGTGTTTGATCACGCTAAAACGCGCCAGTAACGGCGCTGAGATTATGCTATGCAATGTTTCCCCGCCATCTCTTCAAGTATTGGCAGCGGCGAAGGCCCGAAAACTGCCGCTGTTTACCTTTGATGAAATACCCGCCATCCGCCGTGCCGGTGAGAATGACCCACAGTATATTGATGCCCTCATTGAAGCACGGCGCGTGATGGGATGGGGCGGCGCGATCACTTTTCAGGTGGCCGCATGAGTCATTACGCCAACCTGGATGATGTCCTGATTCAGTTGCAGGGCTTTGGCCTTCTGCCGGAACTGCCGCTGGAGATTGACAGCACGAAAAAAGCTATCCGTTGCAAGACCAGTGACAACCAACGCGAGAAACGCGGCTGGTATACCCTCTATTCAATCACCATCGGCACGGAGCCGCACATTGTCGGAGCCTATGGCATCTGGGGCGGCAGCGACAACAGCAAGCAGAAAATTGAACTCAACAAAAAGCAGCGCGACAACCTCACACCAGAGCAGCGCACCGCCCTGCGGGACCAACAGCGCGAACTCCAGAAGCAGGCCGATTTCGCACGTAAAGCCGAAGCCACCCGCGCAGCCGAAAAAGCCGCAACTGCCTGGGGTAAATTCACCACCACCGGCAGCAGTCCCTACCTGGATGCAAAACAAATCACCGCCCATGGCATAAAATTCACCCGTGATCATAGCCTGGTTATCCCCATGCGTGATGACACCGACGCCATCCGTGGCCTCCAGTTCATCTATCCCCCTGGACATGATCAGATTGAAAAAATCGGCAGCAATAAACAATTCTGGCCAGCAGGACTCGGCATGTCCGGGACATACCACCTCATCGGCGATCATCCCCGCGACATCCTGCTGCTGGCCGAAGGCTACGCCACCGCTGCTAGCCTCCATCAAGCCAGCAACTACCCCGTTGCCGTCTGCTGGTCGGCAAACAACATATTCACAGCCGCGCAAGCACTTCACAAAAAATTCCGTGGCCTCAGAATCCTCATCTGTGCCGATGACGACTACCGCCAAAAATGCGCCGCCTGCGGTCAATACACCCTGGTGTCCACTGATCAATGCCAACACTGCCTGCAGCCACACAAAAAAAACAACGCCGGGCGGATCTGCTCGGAATCCGCCGCCCTCGCAATTGGCGGGGCATGGATCGCCCCTGAATTCCGCGAAGAGCGCCCACTTTATAAAAAGGGCGCTACCGACTTCAACGACCTGCACTGCCTCGAAGGGCTGCGCCAAGTACGCGCTCAGATAGCAGAACGGATCATGTCACTTGGCTGGTTAAAACCGGTGTCTGCGCCGTTACCGCCCGAGGGGGGCGGGGGAAAGACCGCTCTAAAAAGTATGTTGTCGATGGATGAAGCGCTGACCCGCTTCGCGCTGGTATACGGCGGCAAAAGCACCATATTTGACCGCCAGGAACACATCCTCGTACCGAAACAAGATGTCATGGACATCCTTCCTGAACATGGCTGGCGTGACATCCGCGCCCACAAAGAAGTCGTCCGGCTCTCGGAAGTCGGCTTTGACCCCTCCGGGACCGATAAAACTATTACCTGTAACCTTTACGGCGGCTGGCCGACCGAACCAAAAGAGGGAAACTGCACAAAAATGCTGGAATTGCTGCGCTATTTATGCAGTAACGAGTCAGAAAAAAGCCTCTTATACGACTGGGTTATTCGCTGGCTTGCATACCCCATACAAAACCCCGGCGCAAAAATGCAAACCGCATTAGTATTCCACGGGCCGCAAGGCACCGGAAAAAACCTCTTCTTTGAATCAATAATGGCGATATACGGTGAATATGGACGGATCGTTGACCAAGCCGCCATAGAAGACAAATTCAACGACTGGGCAAGCAAAAAACTATTCCTCATCGCCGATGAAGTTGTTGCCAGGGCTGAACTCTACCACGTAAAAAACAAACTAAAATCGTTTGTCACCGGGGAATGGATACGCATCAACCCCAAAAACGTCACCGCTCACGACGAACGCAATCACGTCAACCTGGTGTTCCTCTCCAACGAAAGCACGCCGCTGGTATTGGAGCACGACGACCGCCGCTATATGGTAATCCACACCCCAGACAAACTCCCTGCCGAATTTTACAGCGCAGTCAAACACGAACTAAACAACGGCGGCACGGCAGCGCTGCACCACCACCTCAAAAACATAGACCTATCGGGATTTGATGTCTTCACAAAACCACTCACCACAAAGGCAAAACAAAATCTGATTAAAGCAAACCTCAAACCATCGCAGCAATTCCTCATCGACTGGAAATCCGGAGATCTCGACGGCCTGCCCTTCTGCCCGTGCGATATTCGGAACCTTTACATAATGTATCAACGCTACTGCAACGCCGCCGGATACTCCGGCGGCTGGATCAGGCCAAAACCTGACTTCACCAGAGATATCAACTTTGAAAAAGGCTGGGAAGTATCGAAAGTCTCGATACGGAACCCCCACGGGGGGCACACTACAAAAACAATGGTGATACCCCCTGAAGAATTATTGACAGACTACGCAAAGCCAGCAGACACGGAGCGTGGCTATTGGCTGATGCTGTGCCACGAAGCGTTCTGTACTGCCGGAGGGTTTGAAAAATGAAACATGTAACCCCGCGATATTCCACATATTCCAACCATATTCCATGCAAGTATGCGATATTCCACGTATTCCCGTATTCCAAAAAATCCCCGCGTGCGTACATGTGCGGAACAAATAACAGCACGTAATATATGCGAGGCAATACTCGCGCGTAAGAGCTATGGAATATTGGAATATCAGTAATATCTTATAGTTATATGGAATATACTGGAATATGTTGGAATATCGTATAGTTACAAACCAACGCCTAAAATTGGAGGTTATTATTATGAAAACGTCAGAACTGATCAAATTTTTAGAAACGAACATCGCAATCTATGGCGATGAGGATGTGCTGATTGATACTGGTATGGCGCTTTGTGTGATTGATCTGTGCGAGCAGGGCGCCAGTGACGAGGGGTGCATTATTTCGGCGGGTGATTTGGCGGATGAAGTTTAACGGGGCGACGAACGGCCATGGCGCTGACTGGCGGCAGGTTTTCGCCGTCCGAGTCCTGCGTCCTGGTTGTACTACGAAAGGAGCGACAGCATGAATGTATCCGAAGCATTAAGATGTGTCGAAGACGGAGAAAGTGGGATTATCGGAGTCACTCTAGCTGCGGAAGTGAAACGCTTGCAAACTTCACTTGCTGGCCGGACGTATTGCCACTCTGATGCAGAGGTTGAGGCTGATCTTGAGTTCGCATACAAACGGGCAAAGGTTCTGGCTGATATGCTGAAAATTCCGGTACATGAATCGCCTGAATTCACTGGAACAATTCTTGGTCTTGTCCGTGGATCGGTAGAGCGACTGCAAAAAAGAGTTGCTGAACTTGAGGCCGCCATTGTTACAACTCTCAACGAGAACGGCCATCTTGCAGACGGTGACATTTGCACATTGATTGGTTTGAAGCGTGCCATGCCGACTTGGGAACTAGAGTAGTACAACGGGTCTTCAGATCAGGGGAGGAAATATGAACTGTAGTGTTTGTGGTAAAAAGGTAAGTGACGGGGCGCTGTTGTGTGAGGCGGGGTGTGATTCCCCTGCATCTGATGGTTATGGTCAGTGTACCTGGTCGCAGAATAGCCATGACGATATTGATTGCTCGGTCTGGCATACTGACTGCCATGGGGAATTTTGCCTGAATGATGGCGATCCAAAAGAAAACGGTATGAAATTCTGTTGCTACTGCGGGAAACCATTGGCGGTCAGTCATTATTTTGAAGAGGATGACGAAACCGGAGAAATGATAAGACCATAACGGCCTTGGCGCTGAACCGCCGTCTTTTGGGCGGTTTCCAGCGACTTGGTTAGTCAGGATGTGGTGCCATGAAATCACGGGGACAATTAGCGTATGAACAGGATGTAAAGCGGTGTCCGATGTATCCCGGCAATCATGGGCCGCGTCCGGCATGGGATAACCTCCCCGAAATAGCAAAATGGTCATGGGAGCGCGAGTGATGGCGACATGCGGCGAAATTAGTTGTGACCAGTGCAACGAGGAACGGGCTTTGCTGGCAACGGCAATACTGGCAGCGCATAAGGGTGACGGGCATTGCAAAGATTGCTCTTTTGTGGAGTACGGCGAAGATTATCAACGGTGCAAGGGCGGGGAATTTGACTGCTGTAAATGTTCCGCCTGCACTCTGGCAAGATCAATTTTATCTGACTAACTTATGAATACCCCGAACTCCAGCGTGATAACAAAAACAAAAATTTAAAGGAGGAAGCCATGCAAACCACTAAAAACACAAAACAATACAACTATTCACCCACTGATAACCAAAATCTAAAACGCCGCCAGGTGGTTGATTGGCTTGCCGCCCTTGAAAAAGAATTCATCATCCACCGCAGCAAAAAATCAACCTGCCGTGCATACCGTGGCTGGATCATTGATTTTATCCTCTGGAAATATAGCAGCCACTGCCTGGAAGTGGCCGAGGGAGCTATGCGGGCATATCTCACCTATCTGTTAGAGGTTCGGCATATTGCCGCCAGCACTCAAGACCAGGCATTCAATGCCCTCCTGTTCTTCTATCGCAACGTCCTGAAGCAGGAACCGGGAAAAGTTGACGCCGCGCGTGCTAAACGGACGCAATACATCCCGCTCGTGCTCCCCCGCGAAGATGTAGCGCGCCTTATCGCATGCTCGCAGGGCGTCTATCACCTCATAAACTCCCTCATGTACGGCTGTGCGCTGCGGGTTGAAGTCGATTGCCTCCAGATCCGCGTCAAGGATGTTGACCTTAGTTCCATGCTGCTCACCGTCTATGAAAGCAAACATGGCACCTGCCGGACAGTCGCAATCCCCGAATCACTCCGGGAGCCGTTACGCTTGCAGATTGCCCATGCCAAACTGGTCCATGATTCTGATCTGGCCGCCGGCTTCGGCGTTGTCGATCTGCCTAATGCCCTGGCCAAGAAATATCCCGGCTATGCCAAAGAACTCGGTTGGCAATACCTATTCCCCGCTCAGTCCCGCTGGGTGAATGAGGATGGCAGCCAAGGACGGCCATATATCCACGTTTCCGCGGTTCAGAAAGCCTTCCAGATTGCCCGGAAAAAAGCCGTCATCTTGAAACCTGCCACACCCCACTGTCTCCGTCACTCCTGCGCCACTCATCTGCTGGAGGATGGCGTTGATATTCGGCTGGTGCAAAAATTACTCGGTCATGGAGATGTCAAAACAACCGAGATTTACACACAATGCACCCAGCGCCGCGCCGGATATCGCAACCCTCTGGACCGCCTGCTCGGTTTTGCCGAGGATGTCCTCGAAATTGCCGTACCTGATGATGTGCGCCGGTGGCTTGTCGGCCATGCTTCGCGGCTTGGCCTCACCCCGGCAGAAGATGCCCGGCAGATACTCGCAACGGTAGCACAAGGGAGCATGCTGTGAAGGATGAACTTTACCAATTCCCGGCCACCCGCTTCATCTCAAACACCCTCTGGCAGCAGTGGTGGCATCTGTTGTCGGAGGTGATCGAGATCGGCACCGCCCTTTTGTTTGGCGATCTGCAACACGCAGCGGCTGAGACATGGGATGCTAAACAGTCCAGCGAGACCCTGCACCGGATTTTGTCCGGTCGCGGCGCAGATATCGCAATGGCAAAAGAAGAAATTATCAGCAACAACGAGGAGCGCGGCTACTATGTTAATTAACCCCCGATTTTTCCCGACACTGCTGATCATCCTGGACGTATGCGCCGCCGCTGCCTATGCCACCCACGGCGACACCCGTAAAATAATCTATTGGCTCTCTGCAGCGGTCCTTACCGCCGCCGTAACGTATTAATCTGCTATGACCAGCGAAACCACCACTCCACAGCAGCGACTCGAAGCCGAAAAGGCGCTTATTGACTCCATGACCGATACCACAGAGCAGGCGCTGGCGTCGGCGGCGTTGCGGCTGAAGATCGCAGCGATGAAAGGGGAGAAAGGCGCGCCTGCGGAGTTGACCCGTGCCAACAAGGCGCTGGCGGATCACCGGGAGCAACAGGCCGCCGGTGGTGATCGATTCAAAAATCTGGCCGAGGCGTCGCGCTGGATCGTGCAGCAGGGGTATCTGGTTTCGGAGCGGAACGTCAGCAATCATTCCAAGTTCCCCGGCTTTCCGCATAAGCAGAAAGATGGTTCGTTTATCAAAGCGCAGGTCGAGGAATACGCCGCCCGTACGTGGGATAATCCGACTGTTGGCAAGGCGGTTGTGGTTGGGCAAACCGATGACTTCAAAACCGACATCCAGCGGGAGACCGCGCGAAAACTGAAAATGGCGAATGACGAACGCAACGGGACTCTGGTGCTCCGCTCGCAGGTTGAGCAGGAATTATCCTCACGTCTGGCGTTCCTGAAGCGTGATCTCTACAACCTCGGCCCCCGCGCCGTTGACACGTTGGTGGAGAAATTCAGCATATTGATCAAAGAGCAGGGTGTCGATCTGGACGGCATCAACCTGCATGCCCTGATATCCGACATGGAACAGCTCTGGGATAAAAACATCGCCGGGTACCTGGACAGCTACGCCCGTCCGCGCGGTTTTTTGCCTGCTCTCCCGCAAGTCGAGGAATCCGCATGACCGGATTATGGCACATAACCGATCCGCCGCCGTTTGAATTATGGCCCGGAGAGACGGAAATAGTAACAGCCCTGCCGGATATATCCACCTCCGCTTTCGCTGCGCAGCATCGCATGGTCACCATCGGCGCGCATCAGGGTAAATGGGATAACGACATCACCCCCTATCTGACTGAGATCATGGATACGGCGGATCTGCCCTATGTCCATAAGCTGGTAATCTGCGGCCCCGAGCAGAGCGGAAAAACCAACGCCTGCATCAATATCCATTTGAAAGATGTGGTATACAACGGCGGTAATGCCAAATTCATCATGTTCCCGACGGAATCTCTGGCAAAAACCGTTGCCACTACCCGCCTGATTCCGATCTACCGAGAATGTGAACCGATCGCCCGAAAACTGTCAACCAGTCCCGACGATACCGCCGCCGGAAAAGTGGCCATGCGTGACGGCACGGTGATATTCCCGGCATGGGGAACATCCGCCGCGCGGATCAGTTCGTTTCCCTCTGACTTCACCTGGGGCGATGAAGTCGATAAAAACTCAGATCTAACCGGCAACGAATCCGACCCGCTGAAGCTGTTGGAGAAACGTACCCGAACCTTTCGAAGTTTTCTGAATCTGGTCTGTTCGACCGCAACCGAAGAGACCGGCCATGTCTGGCGTGAGCTGCAATCGTGCGCCGTGATCATGACGTTTAAGGTGGTCTGTCCGCACTGCGGCGAAGTGCAGGAGATGGTGGAAGAGCGATTGACCTGGCCGGGGCAGTTGACGTTGACCGTTAATCCGCATGCCGGTATCGCTCCGCAACCGGATGCCGATCCGAACGTAATCAAGTCTGATCGAACCGCGCGTTATCTTTGCCCCTGTGGTGCCCTATGGGATGACATAGACCGTAACCGCGCCGTCAAGTTGGGCTTGGCGCGTAAAAACGCCGGAGAGCCGAGCGGCTGGCAGCCGAACAGCGAAGTCAAGCGCCCCGCGTCGGTGGGCTTTCACATCACCGGTTTCATCTGTCCGGATATCTCCCTGTCAGAGATTGCCGCCGCCATTATCCGCGCACGGTCCGGCGATGAGTCCGCAGAAAAAGAGCGTGACAACTCATTCATCGGCATTCCGCACCGGCGTAAACGTGGCGGCGAGCGCAAAGAAGAGTACATCCTGCGGCTCTGTGATAGCCGTATCGAGGGGCAGTTGCCGAATGCGCCGATTGCCGCCATTACCGCTGTGGCTGATATGCAGAAGCGTGGTTTCTGGTATACCATCCGCGCCTGGGGCTATGGTCTGGAGCAGGAAAGCTGGTTGCTCCGTTCCGGGTATGTCGATAGCTGGGAGTCGCTGGAACATGTATTTTTCCGTTCTGAGTTCCGGTCGTCAAATGGTGAAGTGTTACTGCCGACGCTATGGGGCATGGACTCGGGCGGTGGAGAATCGGAGGAATACGCCGATATGTCGCGCACCGTGGAATGTTACCTGTTCTGCATCCGCCACCCGGAGATTATCCCGTTCAAGGGCAACAGCCGCATGCAGCAGATTTTCACCCGCAGCGTCCAGGACAAATACCCCGGCACCAACAAGCCGCTCCCCGGTACCGTACCGCTGCACAACATCAACAGCCGTATTTTCAAAAACCGGCTGGCCTCAAAGCTGATGATTGAATCAGCCGACCCCGGTGCGTGGCATCTGCACAGCGGCTTGCGGGAGGAAGATGTCAAGATGGGGCACCCGCTGGAGTTGGGTCGGGAGTACCTGCGCCCCTTCGCCACCCAGATGTGCGCCGAGACGCTGGACGGTATCCACTGGACCAACCCGACCCGCCGGGCAAACCATTTATGGGACTGCAGCACATACGAAATCGCTTTGACGGAAATCGCGCAGGTGAAATTCTGGCCGGCGCCGCTTGATATAGTCCAAGAACCGAAACAGGTAATTAAAAAAGAAAAGTCGAGGAGGTGGTGACCATGCCGCAACAGAAAACAGCCCCAATGAAAAGCGTTAGTACATCTCAAACACCAGTATCCGCCCATACGTTGGATACAGATATATTAATTGGCATGAAGGCCATCTGTTCGTTTTTGAGGATGAGCGAGGCGACAGTGCTCAAGTGGTTGCGGGAGTATGATGATTTGCCGGTGAAGAAAAAAGGGGTCTATATCTCCAGCCGAGTGAAATTAAACGCGTGGTTTCACGAGTATCTGGAGCGTAAATGATTAGTGTGTCAACCGCAAAAGCACCCACTTAAACCGAAAAAACCCGCAATCACTCTACAAATATCCTATAAATTCCTTCAAATTTCCAAACGGCAAAAAACCGCCCCTATGATGAGCGCAATCATCTGGGGGCTTTTTTATGGCGGTAACCTTCACAACCTGGCAGGCGCTTTATCTGACTATGCTCGACGCCGCCGCCGCGTTTTACGGTGGCCAGTTGACCGTTGCCGAATATTCCATCAACACCGGCAGCAGTACCCGCCAGCTCCGCTACCGCACTGAGGCAGAATTCCGTACCGGTCTCGAATACGTCCACAAACAGGCACAAGCCGAAGCCTCCGGACTCTCCGCCACCTCATTCACTCCTCCCACACTCCGTACCTACGCTAAAAACGGAGGACGCGGCTGATGTCCATCCTCCAGACTCTCGGTATCGGCATTGATCGGACCATCGGACTCTTCGCTCCACGGGCGGAACTGAACCGTATCGCCGACCGAACCATGATTGAGAAAGCCCGCAACATGCAGGAGCGTATGTACGCCGCCGCCAAACCGAGCCGTACCGGTGGCGACTGGCTGCCGGTCAATCAGGATATCAACACTCTGATACGCTCCTCCTCACCCGCGCTGCGTGGCCGGGTGCGCCAACTGGTGCGCGATTGTCCGCACTTTGCCCGTGCCGTCCAGGTGCAGGTTGATTTTACCGTCGGTACCGGCACCAACTTCCAGTCACGCATCCGCAACCCAAAATGGCAACCGGGCGGAAAAGGGCAGAGCCGCTTTGACCGCGCCATGTGCCAGAGCGTAGAGGATGCCGTCGCCTGGTGGATGGATGAAGCCGACGCCTCGGGGCGAATGCACTTTGGCGAACTGGAGCGGCTGGCAAAAGCTCAGGACGTTGAGGTCGGTGAATTCCTCTTTGTCAAAACCTTCCTCAAGGACAAGAAACGCTTCATCCCGTTCGCATTGATGCCCTACGAAGTTGACTGGCTGACCACCAACTATCAGCAAGTTGCCGCCGGTAATGAAGTTGATCAGGGCAAAGAGTTTGACCCGGTCACCGGCAAAATCATTGCCTATCACCTCCAGCCCCCATCTGTATTCGGCATGGGCGGTCTGTCCGGCAGCAGTAAGGCTGTGCGCATTCCCGCTGAATATGTTTTGAACCATTTCGAGACCAAGCGCCCCGGCCAGATGGGTGGCGTGTCGCCGTTCGTCACCGCCGTGCTGATTGCCCGAGACTTGGATGATTACCTGGGCGCCACGGTTGACACTGCCAAGCTGGCCGCCAAATATCTGGCCTTGATCGAAACGCCGGACGTGCCCGGATATCAGGCGGGGCGAGTCGCCACCGACACCACCGGCAAAAAGATTGAAGAGCTGGAAAACGCCATCATCGAATATCTGCGCCCTGGTGAAAAAATCACCTTCGCAAAGAATGAGCCGACCGGCGATACCTTCGACCCGTTCACCCGTTTCATTCTGCGCGTGGTGGCTATCTCTACCAACAGTTCCTACACGCTGCTGACCGGCGATTACAGCCAGGCCAATTTCGTTTCAACCCGCATGGAGCGGCAGGACATGTTGAAAATGTTCGCCTACCCGCAGTTTCGCCACGTCAAACACTTTGTGGCGCCGGTCATCGAAGAGGCCATCTATTGGGCGGCTCACGCAGGCAAGTTGCGCCTCCCCGGTGATTTCTTCATTAATCCCCGCCCCTACTACCGCGCCGAATACATCCCCCCCGGCATGGAGCCGGTTGATCCGCTGCGCGAAAGCAAAGCCAACCGCGACGATGTCGCCGCCGGACTCCGCTCTCCGCAGGAGATCGTCGGCAAGCGTGGCCGCGAGCTGGAGCATGTCTACGACGAAATTGCCGAGGCGCAGGAACTGGCCGAAGAGCGCGGCTTGATCCTGGATACCGGCAACACGGCACTGGCCAGTGCCCCGTCGGCATTGGATGCCGGAGAGAACAGAACCGAATCTATGCGCCGCATGATTCAGGATGAGCTGCTGCTTATGGAGGATATCGACAAATGAACAAGAACAATTTCAACCATACCCGAAACCGTGACGATGCCCCGGAAGGCAAACCGGAGCTGAACTACCGCAGTCTGTCTCTGCGCGTTGCCGCTGACGGCACCCCGGTCACGCTCGATAAAGCCGCCCGCTCGGTGGAGGTTATCGGCTCTTCCGAAAATCCGGTGATGGAATTTGATTATGACCGCTGGGAGGCTGTGCCGACGGTGCTGCTCATGTCCGGCTGCCAGTTGCCGTCATCCGGCCAGATGCCGCTGCTCGACACGCACAGCCGTTACAGCACAGCCGCCGTGATCGGCTCGTATCGCAACATGCGCGTTGAGGGTGATCTGCTGGTTGGCCGCGCGGTTTATTCCAGTGTGCCGGAAGCGGGAGGGCCGTGGATCAAAACCGTTGAAGGTCATCTGACTGACTATTCCGTCGGTCGCCGGGATTCCGCCTCGGTGTATGTGCCCGCCGATCAGACTCAGATTGTCGAGGGTAAAACCTTCACCGGCCCTGTCCGGGTCGTCACCAAATGGACACCAAAGGAAATGAGTGTTTGCCCCATAGGGGCAGATGAAACAGCCAAAGCACGGTCGGCCACCCCGCCCGAAAAACAGCAGAAGGAGAACAGTATGAACAAAGAATTAAGACTGTTTCTGGAAAGTCGTGGCCTTCCCAAAGACGCGACCGAGGACGAAGCAAACCGCTTCATGACCACATTGCAGGTACGCACCGTAGAGACGCATAGCAATGCGTCTCTACAACCACCCACACCGGCAGTGCCAACCATTCCGGCCCGCAGCGAGGACGTTATCCGCGCCGAGGCCGTACAACAGGAAAACAATCGCACCACCGAGATTTCCGCACTGTGCGAGCGTCACGGCATCGCCCCGGAAAAGCGGAGTGAATACCTGAAACCGGGCGTCACAATCGAGACTGTCCGCAAGGAAATTCTCGATACCGTTGTCGCGCGTTCGCAGGAGTTCCGCCCCGGATTCAAGGTTGCCATTGAAACCGGCGCTGATGAGCGCGACAAGTTCCGCTCTGCCGCTGAGGATTCCATGATTCTCCGTGCCGGTATGAAGATCGAAAAACCCGCCGCCGGCGCTACCGATCTGCGCGGTTTCAGTCTGCGTGAACTGGCGCGTGAATCTCTGCGGGTGTCCGGTCAGCCGTTTGTCGGTGATCCGATGGTCATGGTTGGTCGTGCCCTCACCACCAGCGACTTCCCGCTGATTTTGGCCAACATCGCCAACAAGTCACTGTTTGCCGGTTATGAAGCCGCCGCCGAGACGTGGCAGAAATGGTGCGGAGTCGGCCAAACCTCCGACTTCAAAACCAACACCGTTGTTCGCGCCGGTGAAACCTCCGATCTGGATCAGATTCGTGAAGACGACGAATACAAATACGGCGTCCGCGCTGAAGCTCAGGAGCAGTACAGCATCGCCACATACGGCAAGCTGTTCAACATCTCCCGTCAGGCGATCATCAATGACGACCTCGGAGCCTTGACCGACACCCCTGCCTCTCACGGTGAAGCTGCAGGCCGTAAAGTTGGTGATCTCGCCTATGCCGTTCTGACCGCCAACAGCAACATGGGAGACGGTACCGCTCTATTCCACGCGGATCACGGCAACCTCGGTACCGCCGGTGTTATCGGCATAACTACCATGGCCGAGGCGATCAAGTTGATGGCGCTGCAGAAGGATATCGGCGGAAAACGCCGCCTCAATATCTCCCCGAAATACCTGATCACCTCCCCGGCCCTTGCCCAGGCGGCCCAGACGTTCTTCGGCTCCAGCGTCATCGGTACGCAGGCTAACCCGAACCAGGTCAACATCTATGCCGGACTTGTCGAACTGGTTTTCGAACCGCGCCTGTTCGACGCCTCCGCTACCGCCTTTTATCTGGCAGGAGCCAAGGGAAAAACCGTCAACGTCTATTTCCTCAACGGCAACCAGACCCCCTACATGGAGACCAAGCAGGGTTGGAACGTTGACGGCGTGGAATACAAAGTCCGCATTGATGCCGGTGCCAAGGCCATTGACTGGAAGAGTTTGCTGAAGAACGCCGGCGCGTAATTAACCACCCCCTAACCCCCTCCTTGAAATGAAGGAGGGGGAACTTAACTCTAATCCCTCTCAATCTCCCCTTCTTAACTACAGGAGGGGGGACACTTTATAAGGAGAAATATTATGAAAAACTTTATTGAAAAGGGCAACCGGCTGCTCTTTACCGTCGGCGCTGATACAGCATCAGGAGCCGGAGTATTGGTCGGTAAGCGTCTTGGCGTTGCCTGCAGCGCAATTTTGAACGGCGCGATTGGTGTACTTGCCATGGAGGGTGTTTTTAACTTGCCAAAGCTCTCCACGGATGTTGTCGCTCAGGGGGCTTTGCTTTATTGGGACGACACCAACAAGCGACTCACCGTCACCGCGACCAGCAACACCCTGGCAGGTTACGCCCAGACCGCCTCCGGCAACGGCGTTGCGACTGTTGATCTCATGCTCAACCGCTGATGGCTTTCGACGGCACCGACATAACCGCAATGTTGTTGAATGATTTCGGTATCCCGGCGCTCCTCAGCACGCCGGGATACCCGGATGTCACCGTCACGGTAATTTTCGACGAGCATCCGGTTGACGTTATGGGGGTTCAGTCCGACAAACCGCAGATTCAGATTGATTCTGCATACCGGGAACGGGTGGTGGATAAGACCAGCACCCTGATGATAGGCGAAATCGAATACCGCCTGATCAAACCGAATTCGGACATGGGGATTATCTCTGTGTATCTGGCAAGGACGTAACAGATGGCCGTCACTACCCGAAAAGATATCCTCGATAACATGATCTATCAACTGGACCAGTTGTGGCGGATCACCACCGTCACCCGGCGCGATATAGACGCTGAGCCGTTCGACCCGGAAGAGTGCCCGGCACTTAACATCGAAACAGCAGAAAAGGCCAAAATCACGCACAACGTCAGTGATGACGAACACGAACTGCCGGTCACGATCACGTTG